ACCTTCTTTTTTTAATTCAGTAATAAGATGAGATACACGTTCTGGATTTATTTGTGTTGTTGGTGGATGATTTAATTCACCTAAAGCGCGACCAGTATTAACATATTCTTTAATGTATTTATCTACAGCAGTTCCCATTACAGAAGAAGGATATACTCGGCCATTACGATTTTTTTTCTCTTCTGTCATGAAGACACCAGAAATATATAAATCTTTTTTACCTGTAGCTTCATCAATAACTTCTTCTACAATATATGAATTAACATCATTCTCTGTTATTAATTTCATTTTATTTTTCCTTCTTTTTCTTAGAAGATTTCTTCTTTGAAGCTTTTTTCTTAGTAGCTTTCTTTTTAGAAGTCTTCTTTTTAGTAACTTTTGTAGCTTTTGTAGCTTTCTTTATAGGTTCTTCTTTAACTTCAACCATTTCTGTTTCAACTACAACAGATAAACCACCACCAATATCAATAGTATCTTTCTTTTCATCAATTCCAAAGAACAGTTTAATTGCGTTAATTATTTTTTCTATAATGTTCATAATATATTATCTCTTCATTAGTGAAAGCTTACGCTTTCTATTAGCTGATATTTTTGTAGCTTTACGTTTACGAGCACCTACACGAGCTGATTTTTTAAATTTAGCTTTTTGAGCACCTGATATGCGAGTTTCACGACCTGTTTTTTGGTCTACATGTCTACCAGCTACTTTTTTAAACATTTTCTTTTTCTTCATACCACGTACAACAACAACTTTCTTGCTTTCTTCGATCTTGTCGTATGCTTTTACTAGAAGAATCTCTTTAGCTATTTTAGAAGCTTCTGAGATTTTACCATCACTGTAATCTTTATATTTATCAATCATGCCGTATGATTTTTGAGACAACGCGCTCTTAATCATATCACCAAATTTTGTAACAGAACTTAAATCATATTTCATTTTTCTTCTACCTTATCTTGTTCTTCATCATCACTAGGTTTTTCTTCATCTTTCGGTTTAGGAGCAGGAGCAACAGGAGCTTCTTTATCATCAACCTCTTCCTCTCCAAAATCACCTGTACCATTTGCATTAGCCTCAGCTTCTACATAGTCATTAATTTCGCCAGCTTTCAATTCCTCAGCGATTTCTTTATCAATTTCTTCGATTTCTTCTTCTGTCTGTTTCAATATGTTCTTACGAATATATGCAACACTCCAATATCTACCGACATAATCATTGATACTTTCTAGCTGTTCTACTCTACCTGAGAATATTTCTGATTCTTTTAATTCTGAGAAATATGAATCTTGGTTATAATCGAAGGTAATTTCATTTTTAATTGAAGCCCAATCAGCATCAGTTATAATTTTCTTAATAATTAGTTGTGTGTATAAAATATCCATAAACAAATAAGAAAACTTCTTACGTAGTTTAGTTATAAACTTACCAAACTTAACTTCATCACGCGTAATTTCACTTGATCTACCGAGACCGAATGTAGCACCTTCATCTAAACGAGATACAGGAATATGTAATGCTTTATATAATTTGTTTCTGAAATATAGAACTTCGTCCATATCCGAGAATCCATTAGCAGTATCTAATGTAGATACCTCTGTACCACGACCACCATCTCTACGAGGTAACCAAATATCTTCTAACATTGATAAATGATGTGCGTTATTTTTTACAGAACCAGTATTAGCGTCATAAACAGCTTTATTTTTAAAGTTGTTCATAAGACCACGCATATAAGATTCTGCATTAGTCTTAGATAGTTGACCTACATCAACATAAAATACTCTACGAGAAGGAGCACGAGCTATTTTATATATAGCTGTAGCATCTTCAAGCATACGCATTTGGTTGTGTGGTTTAATAGATTTATGTAAGTAAGATAAAACTAAATTTGTTTTTGGGTCAAAGATACCACTATGTACATATGTAATAGCTTCTGCTGGTATCTTTAGAATTTTAACAACTGACTGAGAACGAGCCTGTTGATTCTGAGTGTTATTTTCTGATTTATTGGTGTATGTATAATATGTTTCACCTTTACGGAAAACTTCTACACCATTTTCTTTTATTGTTTTATCTTCTTCAACAACTTTTTTGATATTTGAAGGTTCGATATATCTTATCTCTTTAAGACCTTCTGATACTTTATTATTGTTTACTATTTTATGGAAATATATTCTTCCATCAATATACCAACGTCTAAATATTTCATCACCCTTCTTATAGAAGTTTAATAATCGTTGAATATATTCAAATTCTTCTCGGATAGAATCTTTGATTTTATCACTAAGTTCAGTTTTAGATAAGTTAATATCAACAGTTTTGATATCAGGGTCAAAGTTCAGGGATTCATTTATAATATCGTCTAGCGCCCATTCAATATCAGGGTCATTTGCCATTTCACGATATGTATCTATTAATTGTTTGTCTGTATCAAATGCTACATCAAAGTTTTGAGTAAACGAATTGTTAATACCATCGCCTATAACGATAGCACCATTTTAATATTAATAGTTATTGAATAACACATCCTTGTGACTATCCAATATTTATTATTATTATTATTAAGCTCTGGTGAAGTAATCGAAAGTTAAGGTAACTACGAATTCTTCAACAGTATCATTAGTATCAAACGCAAGTTCGATAGCAGCGATATTAGTAGGGAAAGCACCAACGATATTGTATGATGCTAATACATCACCATTCATATCTAATTGATCAACTTTACCATCACGTTTGTAATCAGCATGAGCACCTACACCAGTATTAAGTACAGGGTCATTGATTGATTTAACCCAATTTTCGAACTCATCACGAAGAACCCAATCTTTATTATTAAAAATAGTGATTGTAAAATCTTCATAAGTTCTATCGCCAGCAACTTTAATCTTACGTCCCATATATGGAACTTCAATCATACCTAAAGTAGTAGCAGGAAGTTGTGCTGCCTTCGCCATAAAATCAAGCTGTTCTGGCATACCAAAGCCACTACATCTAAATAATGTAGGTCTTGCTAATGAAGCAAAGCTTCCTTTAAAATTTGTAATATCCAATTTATTTCTCCTTTGGGATAAAATCATACCCCAATTCTTTAAATGTTTTACCTAAATCGTCTTTTACTAAAAAGTCCGAATGTCCAATATGTTTACTATTTATAGTAGTGTTAGAATTTTTGCACCATCTATAAATAGTGCCAGTAGGTATATGAGTATCTTCATATGCACTTTTTAACGAAAAAAATTCACCAAATGGAGTTACATAATAACCTTGGTATCTACCACTTTCTTTACCTATTCCAACACCTTTACTTGATTCAATCATTTTTTCTATAGATTCTTTAGAATGTTTTTTACCAAATCTAGGACTTTTATCCCCTTTTAAAGAATTAGATATATGTGTCTTCATTTTTTCTGAGTGAGTTTTTCCATAAAATGAATTATTTTTACCTTTCATTCTCTCAGACATTTTATTTTTATGTTCTTCTGTGTGGTTATATCCAATTATTCCATCACCACCATCGGTATAATTGAATAAAGTACCTTCATTCAAATCTTCTCTACCATAAGCAGCAATTAATTTAATTTCTAAATCTTTTATATACCCTTCTTCACCAATACATAATATTTTCGGTTCAACTACATACCCATCACGTATACGTTTATTAATCATGTTTCCCAATTTTGGGTTAGTTGATCTTTTAATATGATTGTATGGGCGCGTTTCCGTACCCATACCAACATATCTAGGTATATCATTCAATGGATCTGTATATAAATAAAGAACTTTCATATTATCCAATTAACTCGTTAAAATCCACTCCAGTTTTGGTAGCAATAAACGATAGAGTAATGTTTTGGATTGAACGAGAAGGTTTAATGTAAATCTCACATCTAAATTCACCAGCGTCAATAACTTCTGGAGTGTTAACACGTTCATCAACAACAACAGCGTAATCATATACACCACGGCGACCTTTAACATCACGTAAGAAAGGTTCTACCATTTGATAGAAACGGTTACGAGTGAAAGTATCATTGAATTCAAATAAAGAATATTTACTTGCTGTAGCGATAGCTTTTTCAAGTACAATAAACAATCTACGAACATTAATATATCCGAAAGCAGAAGGTTTAATTGTGAAAGTTTTATCACCAAATAAAAGTGTACCATCACCTTTAGTTGTCATTACAGCGTTAATACCGTTTTTGTATAATTCGTCACGTTGAGCTTTAGTTGGCTGATAAGCTAACTTTTCAACATTCTTAATTTGTCCACGGTTATAACCAGCTGGAGACCACCACGGATCATTAGTATTATCAGTACGAGCACAAAGACCTGCGATATCACCATTAAGAGGTAACCAACGGAATACATCATTATACTTATCGTATTGATATTTATAGTTACCGTCCATTACAGCATATGTTGAAGCAATAGCTGGTTTAGCACCTACAATAGTTGTAGCCGGACCAGAAGCTTTTGCATCAGCTTCTTGTGGAGATAAGAACGCCATACAATCTTTACGAAAATCAGCGATATTTTGAACAATCCAAGAACCCATTGTTACATCAGCACCGCCAGTCATAATTAAGTTGATATCAACTTCTTCTGCGTTATCTAATTCAGACCATGAAATTTGTAATGCTGCGTTATCAGGAGCACCTTCAAGACCAGACACACACTGTAATTCATGTCCATCGTGTGCTGTTGACATAGTAATAATTTGTGACCAAATATCTGGTGTTCCATCTTGGCCAGCAGTAGATAAATCAGCTAAAAAATCATCAGCTAAAAGATTATCAGTAACAATATAGATATAACTTGAACTACGATTAATTACTGTATCAGAATAATTACTGTTACCAAGATGGTCAACAGATGATGACACTGTATTTACTGTATAGCTTTCTACAACAATACCATCATACGAAACAACAATCCATACGTCACCAACTGTATCAGGAGCATAATCAAAGTTGCTATTATAATTCCAATTATCAAAAGCTGTTGCTTCTGCTACTATATCTTCATATGATAATAAATTTACAGATATACTATTACCATAGATACCTGGATACTTAGCATATATAGAACCTGATAATGCTGCACTAGCTTGTTTAGCTTCAAAGTCATCATCGTTTAATACTATTTCAGCTACACTTAAAGCAGCACCTAAATTATCTGATGCACCGTTTTTAGCTGTTGCTTGATCAACTGAACGTACAACGCGCAAGTCACTAGCATAACTTAAAAAGTTTGCTGCTGAGAACCAATCTTTTGCATTAGCGTTATTTGGTAATCCGAATGTTTCTACCAATTTATCTTCAGACGATATAATACGTCTTTCATTTACTGGCCCCCATTCGAAATCACCAACGATAGCACCAATAGAAGTAGCCACAGCAGGGACAGAAGTTGTTAAATCAACCTCTTGTACTATTACTGATGGAGATAGACTAAATGGCATATTTTCCTCCAATTTCTAATTTATTCATTAAATTTTACCTTTTAAAATATATATATTTTATAATACTATTTATATAAACCGTATATTTATTTTCTAGAACCCTTTCATATCAGGGTCATTTCTATCATAAGGATCGAATCCTTCAAAGATATTATTAAAATTATTACCTTCAAATGTATCTATACCATTACTTATTAGTGGTGGTGGTAATACATCTTCTTCAATATCTTTACGGTTATTATTTAGTAGTGTTTTCGAAACATTCATATTGAATATTTCTTCAAATTGCGTAGTTGTAGTAGCATACGCCATATTTACGATTGACATTACAATATCATCATGTTTTCCAACTTCCGCTTCATAAGAAGTAGCTTTCTTAACAAAAGTACTAATCTCATTAATTGTATTCTGGTCTTGTAAATATAGTTTTTGGTCTCTAACCAATTCTTTGAATACAGAGCATCCTAAAGATTTAGTTTTCTTAGTGGTTCTCATTCCTAATTTAAACTTAGATTTTTCGTTCATAGTTCGAAGAGACATTATATTCTCATACTCTAAATCGAAATTAAAGTCAGTGACCACTTGAGACCCAATATCATTGTTCTCAATTAATACCCATGCTGTATTATATTTTGTTGCTATTCTTAGAATTGTGATATTGTATTGTCTCTATATATCGCTACCTGTTTGAATGGGTATACTGATATATCGAATACATTTATTACGCTATAATCTAAACCTAATCCTTGTCCACAATCAACGCTTACAAAGTATTTATGATCCGCTATAACTTCCTCATATACAGAATAATGTGTATCTTGTTTCTTAACAGGATCAGCAGCAACCATAACATAAGAATTCATTTTCATGTTCTTGTGAAAACTTTTCTACTGATGTGTTTGCTATTGTCTCAGCTTTCCATGCTTCATCACGATCAGGAACAGATTTCCAAGTTATTTCAAATGGAGAGAATGTAGATTTACCAGATTTGGCATCCTTCCATATTTTATTATAATGATTCATACCATTTGCGGTAGATACCATTATAATCTTTGTTGTTTTACCTGATGAAATTGTAGGATATACAGAAGTATAGAACTCATCCCATAAATTCTCTTCAATGAATGCTGCTTCATCAATGAATAGAGCTGATAGTGAATCACCACGAACAGCGTCACCAGAGGTACTAGAAGCTTCTATAACACAACCATTCTCTAATTCAATAGAACCTTTGTTCCATTCAACTACACCTGCTTGTAACCAGTGTGGTAGATTCTCATACGCTAATTTTAATTTACCTAGTATCTTACGTGCTGTTGCACCTTTATTAGCGATAATACCTAAACGTTTATAATCGTTAAATAAAATAAAATGTAACATCCACGCTACAGTAGTAATTGACTTACCTACTTGTCGTGAGCATAAACTAACACTAAAACGATTATCATTGATATTATTAATGAAATCCTCTTGGAAATCATACATATCAAAATCAATTAGTCCACGATCAACATGGACGATTTTTATATATTCTCTACAGAAATAAACAATATCATTTTTACATTTATCATATTCCTGAATCATCTCAGGTGTGAATATCATTTTCACACCTTCACGTTTTATTTTCGTGTTACCCATGTAACACTTAATTTTACGTAATTTAGTACCCTGAATAGCCATTATTTTTCTTTGTTTTTATTGAGTAATTCGTTTAGCTCGCCAGTTGTCATTTCTACATTATCACTATCTTTCTGTTTAGTCGTATTAGTACCACCAACTTTCATAGGGGTAGCTATGTCTTTCATGCTTTTTTGTAATTTAATAAGATCTGTAGATAAGTCAGCTATTGACTTTATAAGTTTAGAAAATACTTCAAATATTCCTGGGGTTTGAGTATCTTGTATCATAGATTCCATTTTAGCTAAAGCAAACTCACCACTACTTATTAAATTCTTTAGGGTATCACGAGCGTATTTGTAATCATCTATAAGATCTTCATCATTACCTGTATATGTTACTGTAGGAATGTGTTTAGTTTTTGCTAAAAGGTCTTTATCTTCTTCAATAATTTCATTAGCTATATCTAAAATAGCATTCATTTCATGTATTGTTTCTTGTTTCATAATATAAATTTACTTTATTTTGAGTTTTCTTCGTATGTTTTTATAATATTATCTTTATTCTTATTGAACCATTTAATTATTTTCTTAGCAACGTCCATTGGAGATTTACCAGATACTTTACGTGGTTTAACATTATTAGATTTTAAATGATATGAACGAGTAGATACATCAGCTTCAAACTTATTCATGTCTGTTTGACCTATAGCACCACTAAGATGCATCAACCAACTAATATGAACAGGACTATTATGAACAGTTACTTTCCAATTAACATCAGCAAAAGAAATACTTAAATTATATCCTAAAATCTTTACTATTTTAGCGTTAGCACCATAACCTTTTCCAAACATTTTACTAATTTCAAAATTAATAAAGTCAGCAGCTAAACGAGCATCCTCCATATATTCTTCTGGAGCTAATTCTGTTAATTGATTAAATTTTTTGAATCCAAACATACCTTCAGGTAATCCTTTGTGACTTGTAGATGCAAAATCTTTAACATCATCCATTGATATACTAATAGCCATTTTCTTAATCTTATCGGCCAAGCCAGAATTATCAGGTAACGACCCATCTTTCTTATATGCGTATACCATACCCATAAGTTTTTGTTGTGATTGTGATACTGCTGGCATGGTGATATGTCCTATACTTTGTATGTTTTAGTTCGCGTCATAAAGTTAGCTTTACGCATTATTGTTTTAGGAATTAAATCTAATTCTTTATTTTTATCATCCCATTTAATTAAAAATGGAATATTTATTTTAGATTGAATATCTTTTAACATAGCCTCAACATTGGGTTTTAGATTCTTAAATTGTTCTTTATATTTAACGAATTCTTTTCTAAAAAGATCACGTATCTCTCTAATAGTTATTCCTGGATTATTTCTCTCATCATTTATACGATCTATAAAATGTCCTCTGAAATCAATATCTATATTAATTTCAGAAAATAGTTTATCTAACACTTTCTCTAGTTCTTGAATTTGAGATCTAGATACTTTTATTTCTTCTGATAAGAATTCTTTAAAACTAATCATTTTTATTTTAATCCTAGTAACATTAATGTTTAAAACTCATACTACCTTGTGTACAGCTAAATGTATTATCTGTTTTAGCATTAATCCATTGTACATAAACTTCATATAATATATCTGTTGAAGTATCTAGTGGAGATTCAGTTGCAAGAGCTTCTGTAAACATACTATCTCCATCTTTAAATAAAATAATATCAATGAAAGAGCCGGAAGCACCTATATTTCTCATAGTACCTTCCATTTGTAGTGACCACCCACTATTAGTTACATTGCCGCCAACACGGTTGATAGTGTGAACAACCCCTCCATTAATCTTAACAGTAATATAAAAATCGTCTGAAGCTGAATCATTACTATATGAACCAGAAACATCTGAAAATATACGTTCAGAAGCATGAAGTGAATTAGCAGGTAATATATGTGAATATAATAATTGTTCTGTATTATCATTTACTACAGTAGTTGTATCAAGTTTAATACCCTCTGAAACATCAATTACTTTCCGTGAACCATTAGTTATCCACCAATGACCTTCGGAATATTCAATAGTACCGTTTTGTGGAGTTGTTAGTAGAGGCCCGTCTTTAAACTGAATAGGAGCTTTTGATATAGTCCCTGCCGGCAAAGTAATACCATCTTTAGGATCATATAGCGTCATGATAAAATCACGAAGATCTTGTTCTGTTATTTCTCCTGATGCTTGATTATCAGCAAATATAGCTAATAGTTCTGCTTTTGTTCTTGTTACGTCAACCATTTCTATTTCCTATTAAATAAATGCGTCTGAGAATGCGTCTGAGAATATGTTTCCATCTTGAGTTATAGTTCCAAATTCAATAGGTGTACTAAATCCTTTATCATCATGTACATCAATAAGAACACTATCAATTATAGTTGGAGTATTAGCTGGCTTATAGAATAGACCCTTAGCTTCAAAAGATAAGTTCCATTGTATTATTCTATTATTATCAAAACCTTCTTCATAATTATCTTCAAACGTTACATCATTAAGTGCTATAGGCACATCAATAACTTCGTCTATCATATTTATCGGTACATTTAATTCTGGAGTAAACCACGGTAATATTTGCTCGATAATTTGAAGACCATCTTCAGTTTTACTAGCATATACAGATAAATTAAAATTATATATGTATGGTACAGGATTCCAACGCTTATCTTTTAGATTAGGATCTGTACCATTTGTTTTTGTTTTGTATTCTAATGCATTAATTTGTCTACTAGGATCATACGTTAATGATTCAAGTACAAATGAAATAGTAGGTAATGTAATATTAGTTGTTATATTCTTATTTAATGCATCTTCACGCATCTTAGCAATAAAGTGTTGTTTACTTGCATATGTAATAGGTACTTTAATTGCTTTCTGAGGTACGCCAGAACCATCATATTGATATAATATAATATTATTAAATAATGTACCAAAAGCTGCAACTATTTTTCTAGCTGAACCATGATAAAAATGACTAGAACCATTCTGAGTAATCATTATAGTTTATTCACAATTTTTTTTGTTATTATATCCATTTCTACCTTATCACTTTGATAAATACTTATATACAGTCATAAAGAGCCGGCAAGCTCTAATATGACCTAATCAATACTATTTATCATTTAAGGGATAAAAAGCATGACTATACCTATTTATACATATCTAGAAAGAAGAACTCAGAATTTTTTAACTAAAGCTAAAGAAGTACATAATAACAAATACGACTACTCTAACGTTGAATATGAAGGTTCAAAAAATGTCGTTAATATAACCTGCCCTGAACATGGTTCATTTCCTCAAACACCGAAAGGACATTTAACTGGTCGAGGTTGTCCTGATTGTGGAATTATATCTAGCATTGAAAATAGAAAATCTTCAGCTTTGGAGTTTATAGAGAAATCAAATATTGTACATAATAATTTTTATGATTATGCTAAAGTTACCTATAATGATTCTCAACATGTCGTTAATATAACCTGCCCTGAACATGGTTCATTTCCTCAAACACCAAATAATCATCTAGCAGGTAAATGTTGTCCACAATGTTCAAAAGGTAATTATTCAAAAATAGCTATAAATTGGTTAAACTCTATATCTCCAAACATTCAACACGCTGAGAATGGAGGTGAATATAGAATACCTAATACTAAATATAGAGTAGATGGATACGATTTAGAAACTAATATAGTCTACGAATTTCATGGAGATAAATTCCACGGTAATCCTAGTTTGTTCTCTCCTGATGAAATATGCCACCCATTTGATAAAAATATAACCGCTAAAGAACTATACCAAAAGACAATAAACCGTGAAAATGAAATAAAGTCTTTAGGATATAATTTAGTCGTTATGTGGGAATCAGAATATAATAATTGGATCTAATACGATCCGAACGGATTTTGCTCACTAAAGTCTATGACTGTATCCGCTTCCGTTTCTATATCAGAATTAGAACTAACACCATCTACTAAAGTAGGTTCTGTATCAGGGTTAGTAATTAGGTTTACAGCATTTTCTTCACGAGTAATATTAATTTCATCAGCCGCTACTAAATCAGGATCTATATCAGCTAATGTAGTAATTGTTTCATGTGAGAAATCAAATAATTGACATTTAATTTTCCAAGTATATAATTTACCGTGAGCGTAGAAATTCTGCAATTCATCTTCCGCAAATTTGATTTCGAATAATGCGTTAGCAGTAGGCCAATAAACCAAGTCCCCTTCTAATGGTTTATCCATTCCAGTTTCTTCTGTAAAACGTGGAACACTTACAGTAAATTCTATTTGGTCAGTTACGCTAATTCCAAACTGAGCAAGTATATCTTCACCTTGATATCCATCAAAACTATCAATATACATTTCAATTTGATATTTAGTATCAAAAGATGAAAGAATATCTTCACCAAAGAGCGTATCTTCTGCTACAACAGTACGTGGTAAATAATATACGTCCACGCCAGTAACCTGAATACATTCATCAGTCATTTGTTGTATAAGGTCAGATTCGTTAGTTTGACCTGCACCATGAAGGTTGAAATATTTATTAACTGCCATTAGCCGATTAGGATTTGATCCATCCCCTCATATCGTTGAGCGAATTCAACTTCTAATGTGGTCATTTCATCTTTACCTTCTAGATAAAGTTCTCCACCAACCTTCTAGATAAAGTTCTCCACCACGCATAGTTACACCACCAGGAAGTTGAACACCATCATATTTTCCTGTGTTTGCTCCCCATTGCATTTTAATAGCTGCGGTAGCATAACGCTGTAACCACATGTCTTCAAATATTTCTACATCCTCAGTAGTAAGAGCACGATATCCCTTTAATACTACAAAATTATTTTTAAATAAACTAGGTGCATTATGAATAAAGAATGTTTCACCTGCTCCTACTGCTTCCGTTTCTGTACGAATATTCAATACTAAATCATTAATATTATTAGCATCAAAAGTACCTGTAACAAAGAACTGTTTCCATTTTGTATCTAATGTAATAGTAGTAGCTTGAACAATTGTTCCATCTCTATCAGTTAACTCTAATATAGCGTTACCTGTATAAGTACCTGATTTTAAAATCATCTGAGCTGTATAAGTACCGCGTACATAAAATTTTGTATCTATTGTTTGAGTGATACCAAATGTATTCACACTATCACTTGTAATAGTTGAACCTTCTAATTCTCCGTTAGGATATAACTCATCATTTACTGATAATATAGAATTAGTTGTTGTCCAATCACCCATATCAATTGTTGCACTTAATAAATTACCAGATCCAACGCTCGTTAGACCATCATCAGGATAAAATTTATTTGATGCTTTGTTGAATGAGTAAGATCTATTTGGTTGACCTGTTATTATATTTAACGTATTGATATACGATTGAGTCATATAATAATCTAATAATCCACCACCCATTGACCCACCGCGTTTATGGTATTCTTCCATAAAATTATATTCAGCTTGATCAAATATTTCTACTGATGTTGATTTTCTATTACTCATATATTCTGTAACAGCAACGATATCACCATCCACGATAAGATATCCATTGGTTACATCTGATGGAAGAATTGTTTTCTTGAAATATATTTCTTGAACACCATCGAAGTGTCGCTCAACAAAAAATTTAATCGCGTCATTAACACGATCTTTTGTTTGAGTTTCATCAACTTCAATGTTTGAGTTTCATCAACTTCAATGTTGATAACTGGTTTACCGAGCTTACGTAAGCAATACTCAGTTAATTTTGATACAGAGTCAATTGCCATGTGGCTTTACACCTTATCGAGTTGCAGCTATAACAATAAATGCACTTGAAAGAGCTGTCATAGACCCACCAATAAATTCAAGTTCTTCATACGTTCCTTGAATAAAAATAGGAAGTTTAGCTGTTAAATCAAATTCTCCTATTTTTTGGAATTTAGACCCAATATTATCAGCATCAACTTTAGCATTAATAGTAATTGTACCAGCAGCTGGGATAACAGCACCATCAATAACTTGTAGTGTTAGTTTTGTATATGAATTAGTTCCTGCACCTTTACGATTAAGAAGTTGCGTAATAGTAGCGTTAGTAGTTAACTCAACTGTTGTAAATTTATGATTCATTTATTTTTTTACCTTTATTATCTAATACTTATTTATCGTCTTTCTTTACGCTACATCTCTTTTTTCTACTTCTTTCTTTAGAATTTCTACTGTTGAAACATACGATTTAGCAATCTTAGGGTAGTTTTTCTTATCTTTATCGGTTAATGATTCAATAGGTAGTTCAGCTTTTTTGAATTTAGGAGGAGGTGTTACTTCAACAGCAACAGGAACTTCAACCTCAATATATTTATACTTATATTCAATAGTAGTACAACCCATTAAAAATACAGATAAAACAGCAATCATAATTATATTTTTCATTTCTTTTTACCTTGATCTACCATCCATCCCATACTTCCTTCACATGACTCTGGAACTTTAGTATTGAGTATTTTTCTAATTTTTACATTGTATTTTTCTTCAATATCACTAATATTTATAGTAAGATTTCTAACTCTTTCTTCTAAAGCTTCACCTTTGGATTTCCATTCACCAATAGCTATATTTTGTTTTCCTATTAATGCATTACAGCTAACAACTTCAGCTTTTTTGTCTTTATAGTTTACTTCACAAACAGTTAATTCATCTCTTTTATCAAGATATAAATTAACAGTAAAAGCATTAGACATAAGTAATAATGCTATAACTACAAAATGCCAATTTTTGATTAAAAATTTTATCCACATAATTTATTTACCTTTCATAATCATTCTTAGATTTTGAATTACCAGAGTTGAAATAAGCAGGAACTAAGAAAGATGCAATACCGATAACAGACGCAATAATACCAGCATGTTGAGTAGTAATTTTAGCTTGTATTAAAGACCAATCTACTACATGCCAAACAAGAAAAGCATATCCAAGCATTATTAATCTTGGTACTATTCTTAAATCGTTTGCTATTTTCGCTATCTTAATCCAATCCATTTTTATTTCCTTAGTCGAATTTATTAAGAGCATCTTCGATAACTCTTATCTTTTTCTTCCATGCTGATACAGTACCAGCTTGTCCAGATTTTTTTAGGTAATTTTCAATAGTCTCTAATTTATTGTATGCTTTCCACATTTCCATAAGAGCTTCATCAACCATACCATCAAATTCTTTCTTATTGAAAGATTTTGCTTCACTAATAAATTCGGTTAAACTTTTCATTACAGACCCAGTGCTTCTGCTTTTTGTTTATTCCAAACAACTTTAGCTTTTCTATTAGATGATTCAACACTCCAAGGAGATTTGTCACCAAAGACTTTTTTCCACATTGGTTGATGAATTGTCATAATCTTCTGATAAAGTTTTTGCATATCAGGAGATAAACCACCTTGACTCATATGTTGTATACTTTGCATATATTCAACTAGGAATTCAGCATCATATTGTGAAGGATACTTAATTTTAGCTTCGTTTAAATATTCTTTTATTTTTTTCATTAGTAATCTTCCGCATTTAAACCTGATGTGAATTTATCTAAAGCTTTCATAAACTTATTAGCAACATCTTCATCAGATAAAGCAATACCTTTAAGTAGTTGCACAGCTTTCATTTGTTCTTCATTAGAACCAGACCATGAAGTTGAAATAAGTTCGGAAATAACGCTAGAAGCTTTATTTTCTTCATTTAACTCATTTTCTTTTGATTCATTAAGATTTGGATATAAAATATCAAATGCTGTAAGAGATACAGGTTTCATTATTCTTATTCCTTTTCTTTTTTCTTATCATCAGCTTCATCATCATCATCTTCAGATTCTTCTTCCGATTCAGATCCTTCACCTTTTTCTTCTTCTTTAATATCTTCTTCTTTCTTTTTCATATCCATAGCTTCTGCTACGAACTCGTTATAAGTTTTCATTTTTAAATCTCCAGTTATTATACTACTATTTATATTAATCGTTACTTTAATCCTACAAACTTCTTAATTGTTAGTACTTTCTTATATAGCCAATTTCCAGAAGTACCATCTGCATATGATGATATATCTTCACTCCATGTTTGAGTAGTTGTTAAGCGAGGTACAGAAAGGTCGGTTACAATTGAAGGTACAGCAGCTTCATTAACAACGTATACTGCCCCACGAACAATAATACTACCACCATCACAACTTACATCAATCAATATTTCACCAACATCAAAATCCCAACAGTTAAACGTTCCAACACCACAATCAAATACTTTAACAGCACCACCATGATGTCT